CATATATCGCGGAGCTCTAAAGGATGAGGTCCGTTCGAGAAAGAAGATCGAAGCGGGAGACACTCGCTTATTTTTCGTCGGTCCTCTATCTCACCTTTTCATAGATCGCATGTTCTTGGCTCCACTGTTGACGCAAATGCAAGAGAAACAAGAATTATTCTGTACCGCAATTGGAAGTAATATGCATGTAGCTGCTGACAATATGGTAAAGAGTATGCTTCAATTCTCAAAGTATTTTATAGAATTGGATTATAAGAAGTACGACACTAAGATGCCGTTTAAGCTCAAACATTATGTGCACACTGTAGTTCACGATTTATTAAAACATCTGGGTTATAATGAAGAAGCTCTTTGCATAGTTACAGGTATTTTAAACGATAATACGTTTATTAACGTAGCACTCCTTAATGATCTCTTCCAGGTTGTGGGCCTCACTCCCTCGGGGATGTTTGGCACAGCAGAGAAGAACACCTTATATGGTTTGTTTATTCTCATGTATGTCTGGGAGGTGTTGTGCCCTGGGAAAAACTTTTTCGATTACGTTTTAGCCAAAATTTATGGAGATGACGTTTTTGCCTCGGTTAAAGAAGAAGTGTTACCATACTTCAACAATATTACCATAAGTGCTGTAGTTCTCGAACATTTTGGTATGGTTTGTACCCCTGCCGATAAAGATGGGATCATGAAAGAAAGCTTGACTATTCATGAAGCATCTTTCTTGAAAAGGCATTTTGCATATAGAGAAGACTTAAATCGTTGGGTAGCTCAATTATCTAAGGATTCATTGCTTAAGAGTGGTAGTTTTCTCATACCCTCGAGAGTGGTCGACCCATACACCCAAGACGTTGATAGTGGGGTCTCATTCTTGTACGAGTGGTTTCTTCATGTCAAACAAGAACAGTTCAACGCAGATAGATTAGCACTCGCAGAATCTATTTCCTCGAAACATGGTGTTCCTTTGGAATTAATCCTTAAGAAATTTCCTTCTTGGGATACCATTTACGCTGCAGTTTGCAGTAAAGAAGAGCGTGTTGTAATCTACGAATGTAGGTTTCAATATGGTAGTGCGCACGCAAATACTACCTGCAAGCAATCGAT